CTGCGCGGCAGCGGAAACATCACGGTCACCGTCAACGCCGGCGGCTGGGGTGTCTCGATCGCGGTGGGCTGCTGCGTCGTGATGCTGGTGATCGCCGGCTTCATGGCACGCGATGCCGGCGACGCCCGCCTGCAGTTGCGCGAACAAGGCCACCAGCTCAACGCCATCTACCGCGTCGCTCCCAGCGTCGAGCGCGAGGTGCGTGCCCGACTTGAAGAAGACGCCCGCCTGCGCGCGCAGGCATCGGAGTAGCGCCATGTCCACCGTCGTCATCCTCGACCCCGATCCGGAAGAGACCGAACTGGTCAGCCGCAGCGGCTGGTCGGCCTACCCGAACTTCAGCCGCGCGGAGTTCGCCTGCAAGCACACCGGCGCCTGCCACATGCGCCGCGACTTCATGGCCGCGCTGCAGCGCATCCGCGGCGACTTCGGGCCCATGCGCATCACCAGCGGCTACCGCCACCCGACGCACCCGGTCGAGGCCCGCAAGGGCCACACCACGGGCGAGCACACGCAGGGCGCGGCGTGCGACGTGGCCGTCAGCGGCGCCGACGCGCTGCGTCTGATTCAGATCGCCACGGCGCGCGGCATCACCCGCATCGGCGTGCAGCAGAAAGGCCCGCAGAACACGCGCTTCATCCACCTCGGCCTGGGCGGGCGCGGCCTGGCCTCGCCGGCGATCTGGAGCTACTGATGAGCGGCAAGACCGTCACTGGCTGCATCAACGCCGCCGAGCTGATCGAGAACACCGATCCGCGCTTCGGCGCGCTCCGCAACTATCTGCCCGCCGCGCTGGTGCAGTTCGGCAAAGAGCCGCGCGGCCTGCTGTTCTCCAAGCACCAGGTGCAGGAAGCAGGCGAGCGGTGGGACGCCAACCCCGAAGACCAGCTGCCGTTCGAGCCCGAAGAGGTGCGCATCGACCGCGCGGTGGCGATCGCGCGGAAGGATGAGCGGGCGCGGGTGCTGGCGTCGATGCAGGCAGAGCGCAAGGCTGCGCTGTCCCGTGCCAAGGCCATCGGCTTCCTGGTCGGCGTCTTGTTTGCCATGGCCAGCGTCAGCGTCACCACGGCGGTGCTGCTGTGATCCGCGGCGCCTGGGATCTGCTGGTGCACGTCGTGGCGACCTCGCCGATTTGGTTCTGGCCGATGGTTGCGTCCGTGCTGATGACGGTGCTGGTCGTTCAGTTCGTGAAGAAGTTCGTGTTGCCCAGCGCAATGAGCTCGATCGAGCGACACCGCGTGACGCAGCTGGTCGCTGTCGTGATCGGCATGGGCACCAGCTTCCTCTTGTGGCCCGCCGAGCTGCACTGGAAGCACGGCGCGGTAGTCGGGGCCATTGTCAGCTTCGGCGTGCCGGCCATCTACCCGACCGCGATGAAGGTGATTCACCACCGCTGGCCCTGGCTGCGCGAGCGCCTGAGCGGCGACCGCCCCAACTACGAGGACTGACCACCATGCGCACCCTGATCACCCTGCTGCTGCTCTCCGCGCTGATGCTGCTCAGCGGCTGCGCCACCACCGGCGAGGCGGCGTTCTACGCGCGGCAGGAAGCCGCCGAAAGCGCACGCGCCGCGCAGATGGCATCGCTCGCCGACACCAGCGCCTGCAACGGCGACCCGACCTGCGTTGTGGCTGCCAAAGGATTCGCGGCCATGGCATTCGCCAGCGGCGGTGGCAACGCCCAGCCGCAGCAGTACGTGCCCCAGCCCAGCACTGCGGCACGCGTGGGCCTGGCGCTGATCGGTCAGCTCAGCCCGCTGGCATCGGCCGCCGTCGCCTGGCGCAGCAGCGACAACAGCGTGCGCAGCGCCGAGGCGCAGTTCGGGTTCCTGGGCGGCGTGGTTGAAAGCGTGAGCACCGCCAGCGCCCGCAGCAACGAGGCCGCCTTCGGCGTGCTGCCGCAGCTCGGGCCGCGCATCGATGTGGGCGGCGACTACGTGCCCGGCCAGATCGGCGACAACGCCGGGCGCGACATCGTGCGCGACGGCTCGCAGGTGGGCCACAACACCGGCGCCATCAACACCGGAACGCAGATCGACAACGCCGGCAACTTCGGCGACGGCAACCGGCAGGACAGCCCTGACGATCGCAGCCAGCGCACCCAGTGCGAGGGTGACGGCTGCATGGGCGTCAACCGCCCCATCACCAACCCGCTGCCCGAGCCCGAGGACGAAGGCTGATGCTCGCCCTCGGCGCCACCGCCAAGGTGCTCGGCATCGCCGCGGCCCTGCAGCTCGCCACCCTCGCGGGTTGGTGGCTGCATGTCGGCAGCGTGCGCGCGGCCAACACGCAGACCGCGACCGACCTGGGCGCGTGCAGCGCTGCGCGCGACAGCGCCGTCACGGCCAACGAAGAGTGGGAAACCGCCACCCTCGACGCGCACCGCGCGCTGAGCCAGTGCCAGGCGCAGTGGGCCGAGGTCAAAGGCGACGCCGAGTTCCACAAAGCCGCCGCCGCCGAACACCGGCGCAACGCCGTCCGCTGGGCCGAAGCCCTCGCCGGCCGCTACGCCGGCAAGACCCAGCAGTGCGCCGCCGCGCTGCAGGCGCTGGACCCGGCGTGCCCTGAGTTGGAGGGGTACTGACGTGGTTGAGAGCATGCACCCACTGCCGGCTGCGCCTGCCCCTGTACTCAGGGCGCGCGAGGAAAAAGCAGCGCGAGAGCGTGCGGAGTTGTTCGCGCGCGAACCCTGGCGTGACCCCGGCTCGGAGTGCTATGACCCACTCCGCGTGCTCATGGCTACTCCGCCAGAGACGCTTCGATCTGCGATCAATCGGGCCGCCGCCCTGTTGATCGTGCTTACCCTCACCGCCTGCGCCACCCCGCAGGTGCAGTACATCGACCGCGTCCGCTTCGTCGACCGCGTGCGGCAGGTGGTGCAGCCCATCGACCCGGAGCTGCTGCAGCCGCACCCCATCGCCGAGGGCCTGCTCAGCCAGTGCCCGAGCACCGCCGCCCAGCGCCGCGCGGAGCTTGAGAAGTGCAACGCCGACAAGGCTTCTATCCGCGCCATCGCCGGCGCGAAGGAGCAGGGCGATGAGTAACGCCTTCCTCGCCGAGTTCGACGCGATCGCGCACGAGGCCTTCGCCGATGCCGGCATCGCCGACACCGCCATCTACCGCGCCAGCGCCGTGGCTACGCCGTTCGCGCTGCCGGTGTCCGTGATGGTCGACCGCGCCCGCGCCGAGCAGGGCTTCCAGCAGCAGGGCAGCTACGCCGACGTCACCGTGCGCGTGATCAAGCAGGCCGGGCTGGTGCTGGCCAAGGGCGGCCTGCTCGATATCGGCGCCGAGCGCTTCGAGTTGCGCGCGGTCGTCGAGGAAGACGAAAGCGCCGCGCTGTGGTCGGTGGTCAAGCCGCGGCCCGTGCCTGAGCCGGAGTCGCCCTGATGCCGCTGCCCGTCGCCGCCGCTGATGACCCGCTGAGCTGGCGCGTGGTGCTGGCGCTCGCCGCGCGCCTGGGGCGCGTGCGCGTGGCGAACGGCTACCTCACTGACCTGGGCGCCGATGTGCGCGTGGATGGTGGGCAGATCGACCTGCACGACATCGCCGGGCCGGTGACCTGGATCGCCGGCAACGACTTCGCCCCGCAGGAAGGCGCCACGCCACGGCTGATCAAGGATCGCCTGGAGATCGCCGCGGCCGTGTTCCTGCCCGGCGACAGTGCCGACCAAATGCGCCTGGCGCACCGCGCGCGCTTCGACCTGCGCCGCGCCTTCTTCGACACCGCGGTCGACCTGCCGAAGGGCGGCGACGGCGGCGCGCTGTCGATCGTGGTGACCGATGTGTTCATCGAACCTCGCCCCAACGGGGCGAACTGCATCCAAGTCCAGATCAACGCGCAGGCTGGGCTGGCCGAACGTCTGACTGCGCAGTAACCAAAGGAGCATCCGTCATGGCCCGTAACAAGGTCCTGCAGTTCGAAGGCGACATCCGCATGTGGGAGATCGACCCCACCACGTCTGCGCGCACGCCCGTGGTGGCTGACGCCGCCGACATCTACGGCAACATCCCGATCGAGGCCTCGGCGTCGGTCTTCGGCTACGAGGCCGGCGAGCAGGTCAACGTGCTGAGCAAGCGCCGCGAACGCTACAACCAGGCCATCTTCTCCGAGCAGCTGCCCGGCCAGTCGAACCTGTCGATCACGCTGGTGGCGGTGCCGCCCGCCATCGTCGCATCGGTCTATTACGGCGCCGCGGCTGACGTCTCTGTGACTGGCTCCGCCGTGGAAGACGAAGTGGTGACCTTCACCGCCACCGAGCTCAGTCAGCCGCTGGCGCATACCTACATCGCGGCCAGCCCGGCCCCGGTCGTGACCGGCCCCGGTGGCACGCCGACCTACGTGGCTGGCGAGGATTACGTGATCGACCGCCGCCTGGGTCGCATCCGCCGTATTGCCGATGGGGACATCACCGCCACCGGTTCGGTCGAGGTGTCCTACACCTACACCAGCTTCACCCTGGTGCGCATCCGCGGTGGCGTGCAGCCGCAGCGCAACTTCTACATCGAAGGCGACTTCAAGAACCGCCCCGACCAGAGTGACATGCGCCTCACGGTCTGGAACGCCGCTCTGTCGACCGACGGCGAAGTCGATCTGTTCAGCGCCGAACCGATCACGGTCACCCTGGCCGGTCCGCTGATCACGCCGGAGAGCGAGACCGAGCCGTACATCGTCGAGCTGATCAACAACGAGGCCGTCTAAGCCTCACTCCACCCCGCGCGCCCGAACGCTCACGCTGTCGCGTGGGACCGGTCAGGGAGAGCCCAGACTAGGGCGCGCGGGGCTCTCTTTCGAAGCCTGAGCCCTGAGCATGCCGACCACGATCGACCTCTCACCGCTGCGTGCCTCTGCCGCATTCGTGCGTCAGCGCGCGGCCGATGCCGACAAGGTGGTGCAGCGGGCGCGGGCCACGCTGGCGCGGCGCCTGCTGGTCGAGGCGCGGCGCGACATCCAGACCGAATACGCGCTCAACGCCACGCGCATCCGCTCGGCGCTGAGCATCCGCAACGACGGCGACACGGTCGAGCTGACGGCCTCGGGCCGCGGTGTCGGGCTGGTCAACTTCCCCAACAGCGGCGGCCGCAAGCGCCGCGAGTTCCTGGTTGAGGTGAAGCGCGGCGAGGGCAAGCGGCCGTGGGACGCCGGCACCTTCGTCGGCACCGCGCTCGGCGGCAGCCAGCAGGTGTTCGTGCGCGACTTCCGCGCGCCCAAGCAGCGCATGACCCGCGGCGTGAACAAGGGCCGACTCAAGCAGCCGTTGCTCAACCAGTACGGCCCCAGCGTCGCGCAGATGCTGCGCCGGCCTGAGCGGCGCGAGCGGCTGAGCGAGTTCGCCCGGCGAATCCTGGGCGATGAAGTCGAGAGGCTGACCCGCTGATGGCCACGCGCGACGAAGTACTCCGGTTCCTGATCAAGGCCGACGGCGCCGACGATCTCAAGCAGCTGGCGACCGAGCTGGACAAGCTCGCGAAGTCGGGCGACGGCGCGGAAGAAGACATCACCGCCTTCGTCGAAGAGCTCGACAAGCTGGCGAGAATCGACCGCAGCATCATCGGCCTGACCAGGCTGAAGGTCGCGCTGTCCGAAACCGGCACCAACCTCGACCGCGCCCGGGTGCGCGTTGATGAGCTGGAGAAGGAGTTCGCGCAGGCCGAGAAGCCTACGGCCAAGCTGAGCCGCGAGCTGGACAAGGCGCGCGCCGCCGTCGACCAGCTGAGCAAGCAGCAGAACCGCCAGACGGCCGAGCTGAACCGCAACTCGAACGCGCTGGCCAAGGCTGGCATCGACACCGAGAAGCTGGGCAGCGCCCAGCGTCAGGTGCGGCAGGACATCACCAACCTGAGCGACCGCTTCGGCCGCTACAGCACGCAGCTGCGCGAGGCGGGTAGCGGGGCAGAGCGCGCGGCCAAGGGCACGCGCGACCTGGGCGCTGCGGCCAAGACCACCGGCGCGGATCTGGCGGGCGTCGAGCTGGGGCTCGGCAAGATCGCGGGGGCGGCCGGTGCCGCTGTGGCTGCGCTGCAGGGCATCCAGTTCGGCGCAGGCCTTCTCGCCGACGCCACGGCGCTGCAGGGCCAGCTGGCCGAAGTGCAGGCCATTGCTGGCGCCGGCGCCGAAGAGTTCGCGCAGTTGCGCGCGGCGGCGGAAGACGCAGCGGCCACTACCGGCATCGCGATCGGCGAAGTGACCGCGGGGCTCGGCGAGCTGGCGCGCGCTGGCTTCGAGACTCAAGACACGATCGCCGCGCTGCGCCCCGCGCTGGATCTGGCTCAGGCTGGCAACCTCAGCTTGGCGGAAGCGGTGGAGATCACCGCCACCACGCTGACCCAGTTCGGCGAGGGTGCCGACCAGGCGGGCCGCGTGGCTGACGTGCTGGCCGAGGCCGCCAACAAGACGCAGAGCAGCGTGCAGGGCCTGGGGCGCTCGCTGACCGACGTAGCCCCGCTATCCAAGCAGCTGGATATCAGCTTGGAAGAAACGGTCGCGATTCTCGGCCGATTGTCGGATGAGGGCTTCAAAGGTTCCCGCGCCGGTACCGCGCTTCGCAGCGCCTTCGCGCAGCTGCTGGACCCGTCGAGCAAGTTCCGCAGCGAGCTGGAGCGGCTCGGAATCACCAGCACCGACTTCACTACGGTGTTGGAACAGCTCGCCACCAAGGGCGATGAAGGGCGCAATGCGATCCTGGCCTTGGGGCAGGAGGCTGCGCCGGCGATTCTTGCGCTTGCCGGCAAAGGCGGCGGAGCTATCCGCGCGCTGACGGCTGACCTCGAGGGGGCCAAGGGCTCCGCAAATCAGGTGGCGCAGGCGATCCGCGACACGCTGGGTAATGCATTCGCGCGCCTAGATGAGACTGCCGGTATCGGTATTCGCAGGCTTATCGATACGGCTCTTAAGCCACTGCAGGTTGGTCTGGAAACCCTGCAGGCAAGGCTCGCGGCCTTCATTGAGTCCGAGCAGTTCGCGCAGCTGAAGGATCGGCTGGCGGATGCGTTCGGATCTGGCATTCAGGCGGCCAGTGACTTTATCGCTGCCCTTGACTTTGCCGATGTGATCGAGGGCTTCGACAAGCTGGCAGTTTCCGCCAGCAACCTGTTCGTCGAGTTTCAGTCAAAGGCTGAGGCCGCTGCGAACGCCATCAACAAGATCAGCGCCGCCTTCAATACGATCGTCTCGGCTGGCGAGGCCGCGAACGCGGCCCTCGAAGAGCTGAACTTTAAAGCTGCGCGCTACGGTGCCGAGGTTCGCAAGAGTTCGATCCAGCTGGCCGGCCTGTTCAACGATGTCTCGAAAGAGATTGCGGAGGTCGACCAGCAAATCGCAGATCTTGCGCGCCAAGAGCAAGAGGCTGGGGCCCAGCGAGAGCAGTACTGGCTGCAGGCTCAGGTCGCTGCATCGCAATACCGGGGCGAGCTTGAGCGTGCAAAGACGGCTGGAAGCGATCTTCTCTCGGCACTGCAAAGCGGTGTTCAGCCTCTTGCGCCGGCGATCGAACGCTTGGCGCGGGGCTTCGGCCTGATTCCGCCCGAGGTCAAGAAGGCTGCCGAAGAGATCAAGATCCTGCCGGAGGTGGTCGCGAATGCCGCCGTTGGCATTCAGCAAAGCAACCAGCAGGCTGCGGCCAGCTTTCAGGCGCCTGCGGATGCGAGCCGGCAAGCCAAAGAGCAGATCCTGCAGGATGTTCGCGACACGCGGAACGCGCTTGAGCAGCAGGTCGTTGCGATCAATGCCGAGCTCAAGAAGGCGTTCGATGATCCAACGCTCACCGCTGAACTGCAGGCCAAGCTGCAGGAAACGCTCGCGCGTCTGTCCGAGACGGATGCTGCTGTTCGAAGCGCAGAGCAAGCCTTGCTCGGCCTCGGCGCGGCCGGCGATGAGGCTGCGCGCGGGCTCGGCAACGTCGGCAGTGCTGCGAGCAGCGCCAACAGCGCGCTGCGCAGTGTCGAGACCCAGTCCGACGAAAGCTTCGGCAACATCGGCCGCGGCGCCAGCACCGTCACCGGCGGGCCGCTGGCGGCGCTGGGGGCCAAGTTCGGCGAACTGCGCGACAGGGCTGTGGCGCTCGGTGGCGCAGCCGAGGAAGCCTTCGACAGCACGCTGCGCGTGGGCGAGAGCGTGCGCGGCACGGGCATCACCATCGAGCAGTTCTACCAGCGGCAGATCGACCGCATCAAGCTGGCCACGGACACGGTCGAAGAACTCGAGCGCGCCTACAACAACAGCAACCGCAGTGCGCAGAACCTGGCCTCGACCAGCGCTGACATCGCGCAGAACGCCGAGCTGAGCCTGGAGGCCGAGCGCGCGCGCAACCTCGAGTACGCCCGCCAGCTGCTGGAGGTGGAGAAAGAGCGCGCCGGCGTGCAGCAGGCGTCTGTCACCGCGCTGACGCAGCAGGTCGGGCTGACGCGTGAGCTGGCGTCCACGCGCGAGAACCTGCCGCCGCAGAAGATCGAGCTGGTCGCCGCCAATCGACAGAAGCCGGGCGAGCTGCTGGGTGAGCTGAGCGAGCGCGACATTGGGCGCCTGGCTGAGATGGTGGTGCAGCGCTTGGCGATCAGCCGACGGGGGGTGTTCTGATGGCCGCGAATCTGGCCGGCGTGGCGCTGCCTGAAGACCTGGAGTGGGCGGATGAGTTCGAGTCCAGCCTGGTGAGCCAGCAGCTCGAGATCAGCCTCGCCGGCGCGCTGATCATCGAAGAGTCGGCCCAGCTCACCGGTCGGCCGATCACCCTGCGCAGCGGGCAAGAGGGCAGCAACTACTTCGCGGTGGCCACGCGCGCCACGGTCGAGGCGCTGCAGGCCCTGGTGAACACCCCACGCCAGCAGTCCACGCCGATGGCGTTGGAGCTGCCCGACGGCCGCACCACCACCGTGCTGTTTCGCGGCAGCGGTGCCGAGCGCTTCAGCGCGCGGCCGTGGAAACACATCGTGCCCCAGCAGGCCACCGACTACTACCTGATCGAGCTACGGCTGCTGGCTGTCAGCGCGATCGTCACCCCGGACCCGTGAGCCCATGACCGACATCAAGCTCTATGAACCGCAGCGGCTCAGCGACACCCCCGACGGCGGCGGCCTGGCGACGTCGAACGAGATCGTCGACGGTCAGATCAACAACCTGTTCAGCGATATCGACCGGATCGACCGCGTCAACGGCGCGGTGAGCCTGCGAAAGTTCTTCGCGATCGCCGACACGCCGGATGCCAGCGAGTTCCTGGGCCTGCACTTCATCGTGCAGGCGGTGCCGACTGACCCCGAGGTGAGCGCGTTCCTGTTCAGCACCCGCGGCTGGGCTGACCAGCGCGCCGACGCCGCCAACGCGGTCGAGCGCTACCTCGACGCCAGCGTGGTGGCGCGCATGCTGCCCTATGACCGACAGCTGGCCGGGCAGCGCACGGTGCTGGCCTTCCAGCGGCCCGACCTGCCGCTGCCGGAGATCGGCGAGGTATATGTGCTGGCCGACCAGGCGGGCACGGTCACCGAGTTCATCCGCGTCACGGACCTGTCGCATCTGGTGGAGATCTTCAGCGACGACCGCGGCGACTACCCGGTACGGGTGATCACGCTGACGATTTCGCAGCCGCTGCAGAACGAGTGGCCGGGCACGCAGCCGAACCGCGAGTTCCGCGTGCAGCGGCAAGAGACGGGCTTCCAGGCCGGCAGCCTGCTGCGCGAGAGCGTGGTCAGCAATGCCGCACGCTATTACGGCACCGTGCCGCTCGCGGTGAATGCGAGCATCGGCGACCTCACCATCCGCTGCGAAAGCGTGTTCGGCCAGCTCGTTCCGGCGGCGGTGAGCGAAACGCCGGTGCTGAATGCGCCGATCGCGGGGGCGACGAAGCGGTTGGAGGTGGCGGAAGAGCCGGTGCGGCTGCTGGATCAGGCGTTCAACTGGGCGACGTACCCATCCGGATTCAACACGGTGACGTGCAGCACCCCGATGCCGTGGAAGCGTGGCACCGGAATCCTCCGGATTGAGCGCGGGACCGCCAACTTCGGCGAGTACCAAGAGCTAGCGGATGGGTCGCTGGTGCTCGTCGCTGGGACGGCACCGGGCATCGATCAGGTCGCGGTCGATGCTGAGGCCGGCACGCTCACGTTTCGCATCAGCTTTGGCGGCGTGGAAAGCATTGGCCTGGTGCGACTGGAGGCCGAGCCGTATGTTGTGGTGTCGGAGGCCGCCATCACCGACAACCGCCGCGTCACCCTGGGCAACCGCGGCACGGTCTACGTCGCCAGCCTGACGCCGGCCCCCGCGCCGGGCAGCGTGCAGGTGAGCTACCGCGCGCTGGGCCGCCGCTACACCCTGATCGACGACGGTGCCGGCGCCCTGCGCGCCGAGCCCGGCGTGGGTGTGGGCAGCATCAACTACGCCACCGGCATCGCGAGCGTCACGCTGGGCGCGCTGCCCGACGTGGGCAGCAGCGTGATCTTCGCTTGGGGCCAGAACAGCACCTATGAGATCCGCACGCAGGACATCGGCACGCAGGTGCCCGAGGTCGAGATCACGCTGGCGGAGGGCAACTGCAAGCCCAACACCCTGGCCATCGCCTGGGAGGCCGGCGGCACCGCGCGCACGGCCAGCGACGACGGCGCCGGCAATATCACGGGCGATGCCACGGGCCGGATCCTCTACGGCAACGGGCAGATCTTCCTGCGGCCGACGGTGCTGCCGGACAGCACGGCCACCTTCGAACTCGAGTACGAAAGCGGCGCAGTCGAGACGGAGATCTACAACCCCACGAAGAGCGGCAGCACGATCACGATCACCGCGGCCGAGGCGCCGGTGCGCCCGCGCAGCATCCTGATCACCTACCCGCAGACGATCCAGCAGGGGCTGCTGAGCATCAGCACCACGCAGCAGCTGACGGATAACGGCAGCGGCCAGCTGGTCGACGCGGCCGGTGTGATCAAGGCCGGCAGCGCGGTCAACTACACGACCGGCGAAATCACCTTCAACCCGGACTTCACCGCCATCACGCCTGTGCTGGGCTACGACGATTTCGAGCGCGGCCTGCCGGCGCGCGTGGTCGACCCGAGCACCGGCTACTTCGCGGCGCAGGCGCAGTTCGGCCTGTGGCCGGTGGGCATCACCAACGAAACGCGCAGCGTGGGCTTTCTGGACGGCAGCGCGGTCACCCTGCAGTACAAGCAGGACGGCGCCAGCGACAGCGTGCAGACCCAGAGCGTGCCGGCCCCGCCGGTGCGCGTGCGGCTCACGCGCGGCACCAGCAACTCGATCGTGCCGGGCAGCCTGCTGTTCACCCTGGGTGGCGCGCGCTACATCGACCGCGGCGGCCGCCTGGTGCGCGACCCCAGCGCGATCAACGGCGCAGGCATCGATGCCGGGTCGATCAGCTACAGCACTGGCGAGGCCGTGCTCACCAGCTGGCCCGGTGGCATCGCGCCCGCGTTGGACGTGCAGGCCCTGCTGACCCAGCTGCGCCCGCTGCCGCTGTCGGCCGCCACGGGCCTGACGCCCGGCGCGCCGGTGCGGCCGGGCAGCCTGTTCGTGCAGGCCAACCGCTACAGCGACGGCGTGCAGATCACGGCGCTGGCGGACCAGAACGGCAACATCAGCACCACCGACATGCACGGCTATGTCGACTCGGCGACGGGCACCTGGCAGGTGGCCTTCGGCCGCTACGTGCTGGCCAGCGGGCTGAGCCCCGAAGACCTCGCCGCGCCCTGGTATGACCCGGAAGCGATCGACGAGGACGGCTACATCTGGCGGCCCGAGCCGGCGCTGCCGGGCAGCGTGCGCTTCAGCTGCGTGGTGCAGGCCAACCTGCCCTTGTCGCCGGAGATAATCGGCGTGAACCCCGTGCGCCTGCCGCAGGACGGGCGCGTGCAGATCCTGCGCGCCGGCGACACCGCGGTGATTCACGACACGCAGGCCTTCGAACTCGACAACCCGGTCGAGGCCGGCGAGACCTACACCCTGCCGCGTGGCGGCCTGGCCAGCGCGGTGATCTACGCCGCCAACGGGCTGGGCCTGCCGGCCGACCTGTACACCGTCGACCGCGTGGCCGGCAGCGTGACGATGGCCGACCCGCTGGACCTGACCGGCTACACCCAGCCGTTGACCGCGCTGCATACGGTCGAGGACATGGCGCTGATCACCGACGTGCAGATCGACGGCACGGTGACCTTCGCGCAGCCGCTCACGCGCAACTTCGACGCGGCGAACGCGCTGGTCAGCTCGGCGCTGGTGCGCGGCGATGTGTCGGCGCGGGTGTCCAATGTGTTCGCGCAGAACACATGGACCAACGTCTGGAGCGACACGTTGATCGGCACGCCGCCCACCAGCGGCGCGGCCTACAACGTCATCTCGCACCCGATCGAGGTGATCAACGCCAACTGCATCACCCAGCGCTGGCGCGTGCAGTTCACCAGCAGCACGGCCTTCAATCTGGTGGCCGAAGACTTGGGCGTGATCGCCACAGGCACGACGTCGGCAGACCTCGCGCCGATCAACCCTGTCACCGGCGAGCCCTACTTCGTGCTGCGCGCGGCCGGCTGGGGCACGGGCTGGGCCACCGGCAACCTGGTGCGCTTCAACACCGACGCCGCCGGTGCGGCTGTGTGGGCCGGCCGCTGCGTGGCGCCCAGCCAGGCGACGGTGCTGGACGACCGCATCCGCATCCAGTGCCGCTACGACCGGGACTGACGGATGCCGACGCTCGAAGAGCTGCTGACAGCGGTTGAGGCGGTGCCGCCGATCGAGCCGAACACGCGCGAGGACGGCGCCGGCACGGAGCACGACGTGCTGCACCAGCTCGAGCTGGACAGCATCGCCGCGCTGCTGGGGTTCGCGGATTCGGCGGCGGCCTCGCTCATCGCCCTGGGCGAAGGCCTGGGCGATGCCGAGACCGCCATCACCGACCTGCAGGGCCGCGTCACCGCGCTGGAAGCGGCGCCCGGCAGCGGCGCGATCGCGCGCACGCTGACCTTCGGGTTCGAGGGTGGCTTCGTCGACAGCGCGCCCCAGAGCGTGCCCGTGGGGCGCGTGGTGCGCTGGCGGCTGCCGTGGGGGATCGAGCTGCAGAAATGGTCCGTGCTGCCGCAGGACGGCGCCACCGGCGATATCGAGCTCGATGTGCAGGTGAAGCCCTTCGGAAGCGGCAGCTTCACCAGCATCACCGCGAGCGCGCCCCCCGCCAGCACCGGCGGCGCGGATGCGGAAAACGACACCCTGACCGGGTGGACCATCGAACTCGACGCCGGTGACCTGGTGCGGGTCGAGGTGACCAGCCGCACCGGGCTGGTGCCGGGCGTTTTGCTGATTCTTGAGGGTGTGCAGCAATGAGCGTCGTCGTCTACCGCAGTACCGATTCCGGCGCGCCCGTGCTCAGCGGCACTGCCGGCAACGGGATCCCCAACCTGTTCGATATCTGCCTGGTGGGCAGCGGCACAGCCTACGGCAGCAAGCCGAAGCTCGGCTGGACGAAGGTTTTCAGCGGCACCGACAAGGGCGTGTATCGCACCGTCGACGGCAACTGCTACGTGCGAGTGCTGCACGACGGCAGCAACACCGGCGGCTATCGCGAGGCGCTGGTGCGTGCGGCCGAGGGTGCGACCGACGTCGACACGCTGGTCGACTTCTTCCCCTCGCTGGCTGACGTCGCTGCAGGCAGCGAGACGTGGCGGATCTCGGACGCGCTGAACACCACTGCCCGCCCGTGGGTGCTGATCGCCAGTGAAAACTGGCTGGTGCTGAATGTGATGTTCGGTAACAGCGCGAACATCAACGATGAATACCGGGTTGGAAAGTACCACCCGCTGGACAGCGGCAATGCGTGGCCGTATCTGATCACGGTGCGCAACGCTTCGAACGCCGGCACGCAGAGCCTGGCAGCTAGCTGCGCGGTGCACTCGGCTACGCAGTTCTCGGGCGCCACAAAGCTTTTTGCCATGCGCACGCCGGACGGCACGGTCAAGGCGCCGCGCGCGAGCTTCGTGACGGGCAGTGCAACTTCAGCTTCCGGTGCATTGCCGGGTGTTGTCGGTGCTCCGATTCCCGATGCCGCCGGCCGGATCGCCATCGCGGCGCCGCAGCTTTGGATCAACGGGGTGGCCGGCACCACCACGTCGAATCAAGGCCCCGCCGGATACATGCCCAACCTGTGGTCGCCTTTGCACAACTGCGGCGCAGCCGGCTCCGCGCCGTTCGGCGATACGTTCGGTATTTCGAGCTATGACCCTGATGCGCGGTTCGAGCTGATGGGCGGCGCGCTGAGCAACGCCGGCAAGTGGGTCGTGGAGATCACCGATACCTGGCAGGTGCCGCCGCTGTGAGCGACCTGGGGGATATCGGCGTCATCGCCGGAAACGGCCTGCGCGTTGCCAGCTATGCGTTCGGCCGATTCGCTGCCGCGGTCATCACCGGCGACGGCGCCACGCCGGGGGCGGCGATTGGTGTCTTCTTGCGATCGGGTCGCGTGGCGACGACGACAGCCGACGATGCCGGCGAATGGCGCGTCAACGGCTTGGACGACGGCACCTACTGGGCCAGCGAAGTCGGCAGCCCGCGCGGCTGGTCGATCGTGGTGGCCGGCACGTCGGTCACGGTCACGCTGGAAGAGGGCAGCGGCGGGGGCGGCACGGTGGTCGCGGGCTATGCCTACGCCTGGGGCGGCTGACCCGTGGCGACGGTCTACCGCCACCCCAGCAACTACCGCGCGGCCAAGACGTACCGCGGGCTGGAGCTGGCGCCGGTGCAGGTGCCGAACCGGCTGCTCGGCGGCGGCCTGCGCTGGGAACTGCCGACCGGTCGCGGCCAGCCCCTGCAGCTGCCGGTGCGCAGTGTCGAACCCCGCGGCGACGGGGCGGCGCTGCCCTTCGGCGTGGCCGGTGCGCTCGAATCGCAGCTGGCCGCGCGCTGGGACACCGCCACGCCGATCGACACCGGCCGCGATCTGCCCTATGGCCAAGCCGCGCAGCAGCTGGCGCAGGCGGCCGCGCTGCCCTTCGGCCAATCGACGCCGGTGGACGACACCCGCGCCGCGCCCTGGGGCACCGCCGTGCCCACCGCCGACACCCTGCTCACGCCCTGGGGCGTGCCGGCACAGATCAACCGCGCGGCGGCGCTGCCCTGGGGCACGGCACAGCAGCGCGACCGCGCCGTCGCCGCG